TTTATTACACCCCACTTCATTTGTGCCACTATACCTGCAACATTAGAAAGATTGGGGCTTAGATCGCCATCGGCAAACTGATTGCCATCAGCCATGTGCCTTGCCGCCCATGATTCTCGTTCTTTTATCCAATCAAGAACAGCAGGTGTTTCTGAACCCTGTCTTGCTCTGCCCCATAACATAAAGGCTTCATTCCCTCTGATATTGCCACCTGCTTTCCAAATCTCTTTCCCAACACCTACTTCTTTGACGTTCTTAGCAAAATCATAATCAAATTGAGGATACTTACTATTTCTAAGCGATATTTTTTGATCGTCACCTCTGTTTGGAAAGTTTGTTTGTTTTTCTTCGTCTAAGGAATCCTCATACATTCCTAATGATTCATCTTCCAAAGGTGCATCAGGTTCTTCTGTTGCTTCCGACCCTAGTGGAAATAAATTTGCACTAATGTAAATATCATCACCGCCATTTACTGGGCTGAGACCAATTACTTCTCTAGCTTCATTTCTGGTCATGATTCCTGCATTAACAGCAGACACCACATTTTCATACGTTTTCTTTTTACGTTCTGCCAGTGCAGGGATAGAATCAATATCATATTTGAATTCTATATCTTCGTACATCGGAGCCAACCATTCGTTTAAATCACTTTCAACCAATCGTAAATGGGGAATGATTGTCTCTTCATATAAGGCTAATCTTGCTTCTGCTACGTTGTTATAGGTCTGGCTATCTGGCACCCCTACTAGCTGAGAAGGCACCCCAAAACACAAAGCAATATCTGTCGCACTCATGTGTTTCAAATTAATAAAATCCATGTCTCTTGGTGACAAGCCCATCTCCCTCCAATCAAAATCACCTTCTAGCAATAATGGTCTTCCTGCATTTTGTGGACTGGTAAAGCGATTATTTAAGTCTGTTAAAACCTGTTGTCTTTGGGCTTCTGTTAAATTTACTGTATATCCTTGATCATCTTTGGGTTTAAATATAACTGCACCAGAAGGTCTTGCTCCATTATTTAAAAGATTGATGTTGTGCCTACTGGCTAGATTATGTTGATCAACTTCTACTGCGGCGGCTGACAATGGGCTTAATCCGTAATAATCATCTAAAGGTGACCATAACTTTGTATGTTTAACTTCTGAAAATCCATTTTCTTGGTCTACCGCATATTCTTGTTCAACCCTACCATTTATCATGTAATCGTATCGCTCTGGGATACTTGTATTGCTTCCTGCTATTACTATTCTGTCTGGTCGTAATAAATGCAGTTCTCTTGGCATTTGATCGCCACCTACTTTCAACATATAGTTATTGCCACTGAGCATCAGATACCCATACAGCGATGTAAAAAATTCAGCGTAACTTTGTTGAGGATTTGGTCGATCAAGAAGATCCATGATTGGGTGAGAGTCTAATGTTTCATCATTAGATTTAATCATATACTGAACGGCACCTGCCCCTTTGCTGATTTCGTTTACACAACGATAAACGATTGCATTTTTTAGATACCCTTCCCTTGCTAGTTCGTCATATTGATAGTTTTTGCTGTTACCTGTTCCGACCCCAAAATAACCAACCATATTTGCACTTTTAGTTTGAGTTGGTTTTTGTCTTTTAAAAAATCTGTCAAAAATTGCCATTAGCTTATTCTCCAGTTCACATTACCTCTTGATTTGCTGAGTTCCGTCAAGCCCCATACAAGGGCATCTAAACGATCTGGACTAGGCGATAAACTGCCATCAAAACTACACATCTGCGATTCCAGTTCTGCAAAGTTTCCTACATGATACACTAAATTCCGTTCATAAAGGGCAGATATAGGCTCTGCTCTAACGATTTTACCTCTGGAAGCCCTTACAGAACGATAAGGAATACTTGAATCTACACTTCTAAGTAACTGCTCCACTAAATCCCCTCCATTGTTTACCTCTGCGACAATACGATCTGCTTCCCAATCATAAAAAGCATTTATAGATTTTTTTGCCCATTGTTCTGGAGTCATTACCCCACTTTTATCATCTAATACATAATAATGCCCATTAGCACCTTTGCCAACCACAATTATTCCTGTTTCATCAGAATTTTTATTGGCTGTGACCGCAGGATCTACAGCAACAATAATATTAACTAATTCGGATTTATCTACATTCTGTACTTTAGCTTTTTGTATCATTTGCCTGTTCCACAAAGCCCCATCTATATCCTCAATAATTTCAGCGTATAATTCCTGTCTTCCTAATACTGTTCCTTCATATCGTTCTTTTAACATCGCAATAGAAGAAGCGGCAAGATTATTTTCATTCTCAAATGTACTTCCTGTTACCATTTGAACATCATTTCTTTTCGTCAGATTAACTACTAACTCTGTTGGTTTAGGTGTTGTCGTAATAATACACTGGGGATTATCCCCTAACCTTAATCCGAACATAAGCTGATCAAATGCTTCAGGATACCGCCAAGATGCTAACTCATCGCACCATGCTCTGTGAAATTGTGACCCTCTGAGCCTATCAGGCTCTATTGCCGCATAACCTGTAATCTTAGAACCATTAAATAATCTTATTTCAGAAGTGGATGCACTGTAGCCCGAAAAACTGCTTTTTGTAGGGAAAAGCTCTGGTGGAATAACTGAAAGCAAACCCGAATTACCTTGAAAACAGACCCTTCTCAAATCACCATGTGTCGGAGCAATAACAGCACAATGTGTATTTGGATTAGATAATGCGTACAAAGCTATGTCTTGTGACCCTGTGCGAGTTTTACCCCATCCCCTTCCTGCTAGTATTAACCAGATGAAAAAATCCCCTGAAGGGCTTAATTGATTAGGTCTAGCTGTTTGAATCCAGTCAGTGTATAGCTTCCAGATTGCCTGTTCGCTTGGCTTCTTTAAGTTCTTCCAAGATTCCGACAGCTTGTTGTAAAGGCTGTTCTGAGATTGTTGCATCTATTTTAAGGTTTTGAGTTGCTTCACCAAGAGCCAATTTTGCTACCTTTTGAGCTATTAAGGTCGCATTTGCCAGAGAATAAATATAAGTTGGATTCATAACTTTCTTTCCGCTTTCTGCATTTTCTTTATTTTTATGCAAATGATAGCCCACTGTATTGAGTAACTCATTAGCTATATCAACGGATTTTTTATCTATCCTTCCACCTGCTTCGACCATTTCACGTTGTCGTTTTCGGTCTAATCGGGCATTTAATTTAGATTGATATCTGTCTTTTTCTTCTCTCCACCCTGCTGTTTTTGCATATCTGTAAAGAGTAGTTTTTGCTAGTTTATACTTTTTTATCAAATCATCTAGCGTTGGATAGCTTATTTCACCATTAGAATCAGCTATTCCTTGCACAAATTCTAATCTGAGTTTTGATTTTAAGTCTTCAGTAAGTTTCATAACTATATAATTTGGTTTCTATTTTTCCCAAATAATACCTTTTTTATAAATTGTTATCTAGGGTTATTTTGACTAATTGCATTCCGTATTCTTTATCTTTGTTGTAAATGATATTGTCTTTAGCTATCAGTCTATTATTTTTGAATCGTGAATAGTCTACATGATGATGCCATCTATTGAATTTCCATGCTAATCTGGCAACATCTGGGTGCATATCAGCTAACATTTTACTTTTATTCATTGTTCCTTCACCATCGTAAAATTCTGCACTGTTGCCACCTCGCATCGTTTGTGTAGCTCTTTTACCGCACAAGAACTGATTAAATTGAACAGTACACCAACCATCTTTCATCAATCTTAAACTTAAATCAGTATCTTCATTGTATCTACCTCTCCATCTATGAGGAACATCATTTCTAATCAAAAGACAGCTATATATTCTTGTATTTAGCTTGATTGGCGGTCTTGAATCTGATGCAGGGCAAAATATTGCGTAGTTGAGTCCTGCTTGTGCTATATTTTTGTATCTCAAAACATAATCTTCACATACATAAAAAAGAGTTCCATCAGTGCATCTTACTTTCATGTTGTTGTTTAATCTTTCAAAAGACTCCAGATTATCATCCATGACCCAATGCCAGTCATAACCATTATCTATTGAATGTTGCCATGCGAAGTTTCTAGCAGCTCCTGCACCGCATCTTTCGTCATCATCATTCCAATAAACATCATAGTCTTGTAAATATTTTTTTGGCAATATTAAAATCTGATCTTTGTCAACAATGTTAAGATATTTGTCCTTTTCATGTTCTTCAACGACCATATAAAATGGAACACCCATATTTTTAAGTTCTCTTGATGTAGGATTTCTCTCCCATCTTCCTTTACTTACAATATAAATTGGATATCTTGGATTTTTAGGCTGTGTTGATGTGTACCTGTAATTACTGCCTTTTTCTTTCAGAGGAAACCATGCGCTTTTCTTTTCCATCCTTTGCATACCATCAAACACTCTTTCGCCTTCATATATATATTTTTTTACTAAATCGTGAAACTTATCATAATCCCCTTGACACCTAAATTTGAATGTTGCGGTTATTTTTGGCTCTGGTTGTTTTGTGTTCTTATATTCTGGCATGGCAGTATAGTCAAACATTTCTTCACAATCTAAGTTTAGTTCTTGTTGCTTATTTTCTAATTCCATAAATCATAACCTCCATCATTCCCCAATTGTACTAATCAAACTACAGCTTCAATAATAAAGTAATAATAATTCCTGCCATGCCTAAGAGTAAAACAAACGTGTGCTGTCTCATGTTTCTTTCAATCTTATCTAGTGTGTCAAATAGGCTTTTATCTTCCACTTCTGAATCCATAGCTTCCTTTTTCAAACATTCAAGCATTTTAGCTTTTTCAGCTATTTGTTTTGCGTGAGTAAGCCAACTCCATTCTTTTTTTATCAAGTTGTATAATTTGTACCAATGTTTAGGATTAATTGGAATTTTACCATGATACATTCTGCTTATTGTAGGTTGAGTACAATTCAAATATTCTGCTAAATCTTCATTTGTAAAATTTTGCTTGTTCTTTATGTCTTGGATTATTTGATCATGTTTCTGTTGCGTAAAAAAATTAAAAATGTCTTTAGCCATTTCACCTCTTTTTAACATTCTTTCCGCTTTACGAATTCCTTTAAATCGCACTTTATTTCAACCTCCACCAAAAATTATAAGATAAAACCTTGCTCAACCCTTTTTTGATCAAATGCTTCCTCAAAGTGGTCATAAAAAGAATCTCTGATATCCTTTTCAAATTTTTTCTGTAAATCATCATAAGCTGATACTTTATCATTCACAGTATTTTTTCCCTCCACAAAGTAATCCCA